GTGTTTGCATAGTAATATTTTCACGAATAGGGTTACAGCATTCACAAATGCATAAGAGAAACACTATCACCAAAAAAAGTACAAACCCGATTGAATATACATTATGAAATAGCATATAATATAGTTATATGATATTTATTTTTTCCTGTGAAATTACTTTACCTTTACTCACACAAAATCCTACTTTATCATTTTAGATGAGCATCGATCAAAGAATTATAATCACATATTGGTGCTCCATTACTTAAATAGAAATATCCTTTTGACGTAATCAAGTGTTCGATCACGTGCGTTCCCTTTTCAGATACTGGTACTAGTTTTCGCATCATATGTCTTCCATGTATATATTCCCTTCCTCTACAAAACCATAAATTCATAGAACCAATAAATGTATCTCCATTTTCATCGTATTCGTATATTTGTTCCATGTAGTTCATATCTACATATACTTTCCCAAGAACTCGGTTGTCATCGTACAACACATCATTCGGTTGGATATCTTTGATCATCTTATTAGTTTTATCCTTCATTGTGATCCATGTTTCATTACTGACACCTCCATCTAAGTATGTATGAATCATTCCCGGTAATCGAAAATCTACAGAATACTGCACTTCTTTTTGCATCGTTGTATTAATGACCATGTTCAATTTATTACACTCTTCAGGTTCCATTTCATCATAATCTTTGAAATAGTAAGGTCCAATAGGAATGAGCTTAGTTGCAGTATTGATACAATATACTGTTCCCATAGAAGCACGACTCTTGTAGAAATGCGAATCAGGATGGTCTTTCACGTAAATGACATGATTGTCGTGGTACATTTTATGATGACCGGAAACAATAATATCACCCAAAGAATAAAAGTCGTCATTCGCTATAACTTTGAAACACGTTGTTACCATATGATTCCCTATTAATATGTCTCCTAGCTGAATGTCTTTGAAATTTTTCCAACTATCATCATGCATTTGTACGCGAGTATCTCCATGAAAACATAACCATGACGGTTTCTTTATAACTCTAGCAGATGGTAGCTTAGGAATACCTGGTATACGGATACCATGTAATTTGATTACTCTAGGTAATTGAATTTTCATAGAAAGCAATACACCTGATACAGCAATTGCCAATGCCATCACAACAAACGCAACCGGCCAAGCAAATGGAATCAGAGCAAATCCAATTGCACTTGCTATCAATAGTACGATTACTTTTACTAATATCTCTGCTATCGAACCAACCGCTGCTTTGATTGTCAAACCTGTAGCCATTAGTGAAAACATAGAAGCAGTCATAACACCTATGAATTTTGAAAAACCATCGCGTGCTTTGATGATTATTTTGTACACTTCCAGTATGTATGCATATAACTTTTGGATGATGGATGAATATATTTCATATATATTTTTGCGAACAGAACCTAGATATAAGCGAATCGCATTGATAGCTGTGCCTGTTTGTGCAAAGATACTTGTGATCATCCGTAATGAGTACATGATTGGTGCAAGCATGATTTGACATACATATTTCACAAAATGATTCATACAAAAAGAGAAATTCTTTCCTGTGAACTCTAATTTACTACTGCCATCTTGCGGTGGATGTATCACACCAGCAAATGGTAAGTTCCATGGTTTGCATCTCTCATTCTGCCAGTCATCATTCAATTCATTTCGTGATTTCAAAATGTGAAAATAATAAACAAGTATGAATGTTGTAATGAGACTAAAACATGCAATGAAAACATCCATCCCGTATTTCGCAAAGTATCCCACATCGTACATTTCATTTATAATTGTATCTATTCCATTATTCATATATTCTGCATATATAAATAATCCGCATTACAAACAATCACAAAAGAAATAGTCTATATGTCCATATCGTATTCTACTCGTTTCTGTACATGCTTAATTACTTCAGGTAATTCTTCCCCATCTTCCCAGTCGCCGAATAATTCATTTCCAATAGGAATGGTGTGGTTATTTGTGATGAGACAGTAGAGAACATCATATTTCTTGGATGATAATTTCGCCCTCTTGTCACAATATACAGGATGGAATATATCTTCACGTTTTCGTATTAAATGTCCGGATGTAACATATATATCTTCACTATTCTCTCCACATTTTGGCAATATACACATCTTGCTAATATGATACCCTTCTTCATCAATGTTCTTAATCTTCATGACACTGTAAACAATTGTACCATCCATAAATTCATCACCTAAGTCCACATTTTTCATTGGCTTCATCACGTACCCGCCCAGTATATTTTTACTCTTCACTTTCAACAATGTTTCCGGAGCGAAACAAAACACTTTTTTCAACCAACTTGGAACTTTCAGTCTGGGCGGTTTGAAATTAGCTACACGACGAACTATTTGACCCGGTGGTCCTTTCCACGCACTATTCATTGATTTATGTGCACCGTCCATCATGAATAACATAGTTCCCACCATACCAATCAACTTAGCAGTAGTATCTTTAAATTTTAACATTATTTTTTGGGTTTCAATGATCATCGATGCAATAATTTGAAAAATGGTCATCGTCAATTCATACAAAGAATTACGAATTTGAGAAGTGTATGTTCTCAAACCATTGAGTGAACCTGCAAATGAAGAACCAATAGAACCTAATAACTTTGTTGTGTATGATATTGGCTGTAGAAGAAAGGTCATATACGAAGATTGTATGTTTTGAACACAACCTATAAAATTCTTTGTCGGGTCTACTCCCATATACCCAGCAAACGGCATAACAAGAGGATTGCAACGATATAAAGGCCAATTGGCTTTCATTTCTTTCAAATTTCCAGATATAGAGTTGTATAAATATAAAATGCAGAACATGATAATAATAACAAGGGTAGTAAACCAATCATATAATTTCATAAGTCTTATAATAAATAAGGATTAAAATTTTACTTTTTGTTCTTTTTACGTGATTTCTTAATTTTCCGTCTACGTGTTGTACTTCGTCGAATGGAGCGCTTGTTCTTATTCGTGTTCTTTTTACTATATTTCCTTTTCTTACGACTTCCACCTCCATTTGTAGAGATATGAGTAATCGTTTCTGCTTTACTTGGTGTGAGGTCGTAACGACTATCTTCTTGTGTTTGTATTGACAATTGGGCTAGCTTTGCTATTTCTTTGTTCATCACTGGATCATTTGAAACAGGTTCCATCAAACCTAAAACGTTTCCTTTGCCACCCTTCATATTTTTACGCCTGTTTCTTCGTCCTCCTCCACTATTAAGCAAACTGTTATGGTCTTTTGCATTCTTAAGAAAATCTTCTTGGGCGCAGTTTTGTGGAGAACTACCACAATTTACCATTTCTGCATCAGGTAATGTATACTTCATGTATATTACGTATAAAAATAAAAAAACAAATCCTATACTTCTATAATGAATCCCAACGAGAGATTGCAACTACAAAACATGTTGGGCTCTAATAACGACTTTGAAGATCAAACATCCAAAATTCGTGATCTGAAGCACAGCACGCAGATTCGTAATGATGTTAAGGCTATTCAATCTATCCAGAATAAGTGCGACCAGGCTGACTACGGGGTTTTATGTATGAGTACAGCACCTTTCCTTTTCAACAATTACACAGACATCTTTAACAAAGTCAAGAAACAAGAGTTGAACCTCGATATCCTTGCAAAATTTCTAGATGTTCTTGAACAAATTGAAGAGGGTAAATGTGACCAACATGAAGGGAGCTTTCTAGTAGGTAAAATATTGAAAGAATTATATGTAGATAGTGCACTCCGCAAAGCAGAAAAGTTAAATAATACCGACGATGACGACAATCAACTACAAGAACCGTCAGAGGATATCTCATGGAGAGAATTCAAAAAGAAGATGTTATAATTTGAATGATTTGACGATACAATAATTAAAAATTGAATTTTTTAATTATTATAGGAGAAAAACAATATCAATATGGTAAAAAATATGTATTACTATGCACCAAAAAATGACCAGGCAAAATATGAATGTGTAGTAATTGATGATAATATTATCCAAAAAAGATGTGCTGAAGTAAATGATGGTATATTAGAATATGAAATCAGAATGGTAAAAATTAGATATAGTAAAGGAGAAAGTGTATATGTGTCAGATGTTTTACCTAAGGAAGTGATACAACGTAAATCAAAAATGTAAAACATGGTTTCGTAAAATAGTTTAAAGACCTTCTACACTTACTGTAGTAATTTTTTATGTGTATATTCATTGTTTCCAGAGAATATGTTATAATTTGTGGGCTATAATTGGCTTCACCCTTTCAAAACGTGCGACTCGTACCACGAAAATGTCTCCTTTCATGTTTTAGCCCGGGTCTGATATGGTATGTATGACCCGGGAGTGCATAATTCACGGGTTAGAAGTTTCACTCGCGACGATAATGGGCTCCGCAGCTTCTGTTCCAAGGGAAATCGACCAGGAGACTTTCAACTGTCTCACAGATGGAATGCTATCTACCTCAATGTGGAACAGTTTACGCCCTCAGAAAGGGAGGATAACGAAAGACAAATTTTTTGGTTTCCTTGACGAACTCACTGATGTCTTCTTCACACATGACTGGAACGATGATGAATTGGAACGAGACAATCACGTAAGAGTCAGTAAGATGAATACATTAATTCAACAGCAAGGATTCAAAACATGGTTTGATGAAGAAAAAATGAAAGGACGGATCAAGCAAAAGATGATCGATGGTATTGATCGTTGTGCTTGTGTCGTAGTTTTCATTACAAAGAACTACATATCCAAAGCTAGTGGATCAGGTGAAAATGGCGACAAGGACAATTGTTTCTTTGAATTTGATCACGCTGCTCAAACAAAAGGACGTGACAGAATGATTCCTGTTGTCATGGAACCATCGTGTAAGGACACGAGAAATTGGTTTGGTCTGGTGGGTGCTGAACTCAGAGGCTCATTGTATGTTGATTTTACAAGTGACGATAAAGTAGAAAGTGCTGTCAAAGATTTGGCGGACAAGATACGTTCCATAGTGAAGAAACCACTACTGGAACGCTATGATTCACCTGGTCTGACTGCTGTTCCCAGTGAAGTTACGATTGATACGTCCATGTCTCCAGTTTCTGGTGATACATTCTCAAATAAAAATGCAGAAATCATCAGACGTCTAGCAACGCGGTTCGAAAGTATAGATATTACCCCAGATAACGCACACGAATATGCACAATGTTTACTTAGGAAAGGGATCCCTTCTTGGGAAAAATTGCAAAAGATAGTCAAAAAGAACGGGAAAGAATGTTTGCGAAATTCTTTTGGGATCGATGAATTTGACGAAGATGACGTCTTTGATGCCCTAATAGGTGGAAGCATGAAAAATGAGGTACAGGAAGCGATCAAAGGAAAGAATATCCCAAGTATTGTGCGTTTACTCTCGAAAGAAACCACGGACATTGAGTCTACAACATTGGCTGTTGCTTTCTTCTTGGAATATTCAGATCGTGACAAATTCGATGCAAGTTGTAAGCAACGTGCTGAACTTGCCTCTGAAGGGGTCATTCCATTATTGATAGATATGTTGAAAATTGACAGGGTATGTGGCGACGCAGCACTTGCATTGATGAGGATCGCTCGAAACGATGACAACGAAGTCCGGATCGCCAAGGAAGGCGGTATTGAGCCGTTGATTGCGCTACTGAAGAGTGGAGATGCAACAGGCAAGACCAACGCAGCAGGGGCATTGAGGAATCTTTCCTTCAACGATGACAACCAAGTCCGGATCGCCAAGGAA